CTTTAACTCTAGGAACACCATCATCAAATTCTGCACGTCTTCTTCTTCCCATTTGTTGAAGAGCAAAATTCTGTATCTCTTCATTATACTTACTTTTATATAAGTTGTACATATCCATAGGTCCTTTTAAATAAGAAAAAGCCTCAGTTAATACACCGTGCAATAACATCGATTCTTGGTAAGTTGAAAGAAATGTATTATTGGTTGATGTAAATTCTGGTGGATCTGTTATGTAATTAATTTGTACAGTGTATGCAGAATTTGGTGTTGGTGCTACAAGAATATTAAAATCGTCCCAATTAGCCCAATATTTAGGTAAACCAGTTGCACCACCATTATTATATTCAGATATAAAACTTGTATCTCTTTTTTCAAGAAAACTTCTATCACTCCCATTGATTACTTGTACCGATCTCATAATAGTTAAATCAGCAGGTAAGCTTACGTATCTATTTCCTGAAGTAAATGTAGATGTAGAATATTTTCTTAAATCATCATAATCAACTTTACCTGCAACATCGAGTTCAACCGATCTAATAAAATCTTGAATAATTTGATCAGTTAAAACTGAACTACCGACTTCAGTATAGTCTCTTACTTGAGTTAAAAAAGCTGAATGTGAAATAGCCATTATGTAATACTTACCGTTTCCTCTCCTATAGAAGTTGAAATAGATTGATTAAATGTAATCGTTATATTTGCGTCACAAGTAATGTTCACTTCTTTAACTTGTGTTGATAACTGTCTTCTTCTATTTTGTAGTGATGGGTCTGCAGGAATCATAGATGAGGTTCCTTTATTAATAAAAGCAAAATCTCCTGGAAGACTTAAATTTGCAACTCCAACTACTGTTCCACCAGAATCTGCAAAAACACCATTAATTTCTGTTGGTTGTTGAAACTTTTGTGATCTTGGATTTTTTAAAGCTATTGCATCTGCTTTATGGTATGGTGGATCCAATTGTGGATGTTTTGGTTCATATTCAGATATATGAACTAAAGAACCGTTCCACTCTTTAACCATTTCCTTATACGGAAATGCTTGTCCTGATCTATCTGATATAGCTTGTGATCTTTTACCAGAAGCGTACGACATTATTTCCAACCTTTCCTAGCAAGTCTTGGTTTTCCTTTAATTAACATTCCTTTGCTTGCTTTAGCAATTTTTTGACCTGTAGTTTTTTGAAAACCACCTTTATCATCTTCATTGTATTGTGCTCTTCTTGTTAATCCAGATATATCTGTTCCAAAAGAAGAAGAACTATTTCTAACTTGGGTAAGTAATTTTTTTACCTCAGGTTTATTCATTAATTGTTTAATTAAACCACCAAAACCTTTTTTAATCATTATACTCCATCTCCAAAGTAAGTTTGAGGTGATATATAAACAGAAGTTCTAGAACCATCCTCGTTTAATGCTCTTAATAACTCATCCTCATATAGTTGTTTTAAAACTTGTATTCTATCTGGTGCTTTCTTTTGAGATAAATAGTAAGCTAATCCTGCACACATACATGGTAAAAATCTGTAAGCTACATCTGCGGTATTGGTAAATGCACCTGCATCTTCTATTCTATTAATTGTGTAATATTTTAAAGTTGTATAAGTAGATGCATCTGGAGTTAAATATAAACTAATTGTTGGCACTGTTTGTCTGTTCACATAATATTGTGAAGGTTGTCCAGTTGCTAATTTGTTTGGTAAAGCTGCATATGCCGATCTATCAATTTTTGTAAGTGAAATATCATTTGTAGATGCACTATCCCCTGCAGCTGCAGTTGTAGAAATATATGCTTCTAATACATCATTAACATCTGTAGGTACAGTGTAAGTTGCAGTTCCTGCAGTTAATGCTTGTTCATTGAGTTGAACTTTCCAAAGGTGAATACCTCTGTTTCCCCATTCAGCAAATAAAAGATTTAAACTTCTTCTGGCACTTCTTATATCATTACCACTATTGGTTCGCATACCACATCGTTCATATGCTTCCTCAATAATATCATCGATCTGTAAATCGAATGCTGTGGTTCCTGATGTTGCCATAGTTCATTACATTAAATCTTTATAGTAATCCATAGATTTACCAGGGATTAAATCTTCATCTTGTAGACCCATACCAGAAGTTCTAGCTGCGCCATAACCTTGTTTCATTTCACCACCCATAGATTTTTTAGCAGTGTCTCCTAAATAATTCATAGCAGGACTAATAGCAGATGCTTCTTTTTTCTTCATTAATTTTTTTGCAGCTTTTGCTCCTACTGCACCTAAAGCTAAAGCACCTATTACTGCTTTCATTGGTTTTTTCATTTCACCACCTTTAGATTTTTTAGATGTTTTTAAGGCACCTTTTCCAACTAAAGGTTTTTTTGCAATTTTTTCCATTAAATCAACATCAACATCTTTACCTGATTTAGCTTTCATCATTTCACCACCAGTTTTTAGTTTTGAAAGTTTCATTTTAACAGCTTTCATTTTTGATTCTCTTGTGCTTGGTGAATCTTTAACAGAAGGCATCATTTCATTTAGTTTAGCTTCCTCTGCAGGACCAGCTTTCGCTCCTCTTATTCTTTTTATTGCGTTCTTTTTAAAATCTTCTAATTTAGTTTTAAATTCACTAGATTTTTTTAAGCCTTCTTTAACGTCACCTTTTGCCATGGTACCGTATTTAGCTTTCATCATGCTTCCTTTTTTAGCATAACCCATTTTATTTCTCACATCTGTAGGTAGCTTACCTAATGATTTCTTTTTGTCCGCTGGGACTGGTTTTAAATTCTTCATAATTCTCCTTAAAATTTTATACGTCTATCATACCACCGTAGTATCGCTTAGTAAACGTCTTCACATTAGTTGGTTTACCTCCAGGATTACCGGCTGCTCTCTTTCTTGCAACAGCAGAACGCTTTTCCGATTCGGTCATTCGGCTTGCTTTTGCAGCAGGCACGCATTTGGGGTACTTTCTTTTTGATCCACTTGCAGATTTTCTTCCACATTCTTTATACCCTCCTCCTTTTTTAGGTGCAGATATATCTACCCATTTTTCATTAAACCATTTAGTGAGACCACCTGATTTAAATTTTTTCTTCCATTTAACACCTAAAAAATCTTTCCCTACTTCAAATTGAGTCTGTCCTTTAGTCTCATCAGGTACAAGATTTGCTTTATCATCTAGTGTGCTTTTTGATTTAGTAATGGTTAACCTTGGTTTTCCTCCACCAGGATTATCAATTAAATCTTTAATATCACTACCGGTAATAGTGACACCGTTTCTATTTTGTTGTTTTTTATTGTCTTCTTTGAAACTAAAACCAATATTATATAAATCTTTAGTGTTTACACCTCCACTAAATTTTTTTACTTTTGATCCCATTAAAATACGCCTTTGAATCCTTTACCTCTAATCGCGGCTCCCGTTCCTCGGACCATGCCACCCATATCAAATCCAGTAATATTTTCTTGTGATCTTTTAATTTTCATTTTATTACCACTAGAAAGTATTCTATCTTTTTTCTTTGGGTTAGATGATTTACTTACTGATTCAGCTAAGGCATTTAATTCTGTAGCAGTCATATCATAATCTTGTTTCTTTTTCTTTTTGTATTGAGATGATGATTTGTATTTATCTCTGTATGCTGCTGAAACTATATTTGCTAGTGTTCCTTTACTAGCTTTCTTTGGTCCCCAATCTTTTCTTTTAGTACCAGATGGGTCTTTAATTTTTCCTGCACAAATTTTAGACGCATAAGCGTTAGCATACGCTGATGGGTATACTTTGAATTTTCTTTTAGCGGCCGCTTTGCCTCTAGCACATAGTTTTGTCATAGTGTCTAAGCCTTGTTAATTGTACAATGTAATTTATTGTACCATTATTTGCTTATACAGTAAACGTCTTGGCTAGTGGGTTTTTCTTACGTTTGATAGCTTTAATAACTCTTTGCTTCTTTTTCTTTTCGTCTCTAGCACCCCTTAATTTGCCTTCAACTTGTTTAGATATTTGTCCTCTTCCTATTGTCATATTAAATCTGTCGCTTTCCCTATTACTGGTTTATATTTTGTTTTACCATTTTCATCTCTGTATGCAAGTAAAAATTGTTTTCTACCTTTTTCTGGTACATACGATACGTGGCACCATCCACTATTAGGTTCTCCTGGAACATAATATTCTAAAATCATTTGGTCATAATCTAAGTTTTTATAAACCCAATCACAGACCTCCGCATTGTCTTTTCCTGGACATTCAAAATCAACGGCTTCAGCTTTGGCATGCTGTGAATTAACCGAGCTTCCTATCTTTACGCAAAGATTAGGTGTCCTAAATCCCGAGGTCACGACTACAGGGCCGAAATGGTCCCGTACGGGTTGAAGTATATTTTCACATAATTCTTTTAACTTTTCTATTTGATTTGCATTTGGATTATTATCAATATTTAAACGAACTGCAGTGTCCGATTTAATTAATTCTTGAAGGGTAAAATTTCGGGAAAGTTTCATAATTAAAAATAATTAAAGTTAATATTAATTCTTGCTTTTGAATTAGTGGTAGTTGTGCTGCTATGTAAAAGACTAGAGTTAAAAAATAAAATCCTATTTTCTACAGAATCTATTTTTTTATTATCTTCAATAATAGTTCCACCATCGTTTGTATTTATATAAAATATAGCTCCTTTATGTTCAAATTCATAATCAACATGAGATTTATTTATTTCGATTTTTTTTGTTCTAGGGTAAAGATTACATTTAACTCTAATTAATGATTTAAAATTTAATTTATTTAATATAGGATTAATAACATTAT